CTATGACTGCCCATGAAGGCAAAAAGCCTGTAATCAGGCCTTGCATTTCATTCAGTAGGTCAGAGACAATTTGATTGTCTGGGTAAAACCCGGCATTCCATGCCTGCTTAAATCGGTAAAAAGGATGTGCGTTACCCATTGCTCAAAGTTTCAATAATCATGTCTGCCGAAGTCTGAAGGATGCCATTGATAGTTGTTTCATTAGCAGCAAAAGAGGTATTCCACTCATCCCATCCATCTGCCTTAGCATAGACATCAACATAGATGTCTGACACCTGGCTAAATGAGATTAACTCAAATTGCTTACCCTGAAGCTGAAATGCATTATTTATGAATATGACCTCCATATTAGTTCTGTGGAATTATGGTTGTAAATACATGGGTAATTGTATCTCCTGCTCCTGCCTGTGCAGCTATAATTAAGTACTGGTCTACTGTCCAATCAATTAAGGTAGTAGAACTTACTACTCCAGTTCCATTTTCTGAGCCTGCTGCACCCCATCCATTTGCTGCTGAATTATAGAATGATGATGTAGTACTATTTATTGAGATTGTACGCTCACTTAAATTCGGGATAATGGTTGATGTAAATGAAGTAAGAGCAGTAATATAGTTTATTCCAACAAGTGATGCACTTGTATTAAATCCTATTCTAAGATTTGAACTTCCAGTTCCTGTCCTTGTTTCCCTTGTCCGTAATTGAAACACATCACCAGATCCAAATGTATTGGCAGGAATGAGAAATGAAACAAATACTCCAAGACTTGTGGATGTATATGTAGTGGCAGCAGTTGAGCTTATGAATTGATTTAAAAAAGCTCCTCCGGTGTTATTTATCCAAGAAAGACTACCAGTTCCATCTGTCTGAAGTAATTGCCCTGTAGTTCCTGCTGTTGTTGGAAGTGTCAATGAGTAATTGCTACCCATTGCTTGAGACTTAATTGCCACATATTCAGAGCCACTTCCAGATGGCTCAAGCAACCTGATCTCTGCGGCACTTGTGCCATTGCCGAATGTCTTAATCCCGGCTAAAGTCTGGTTGCCTGTGGTGATTAAACCTCTGGCAGTAGCAGAGGCATCAGGGATGTTGAATGTGTGGGTATTGGTTACACTACTAATCGCGAAGTCAGTACCACTTGTTCCGGTGGCAAAGGTCTGAACCTGTGCAGTAAGTCCATTAAGGGCAGTTAAGCCTGTGCTTATGGTTGTAATTACTTGGCAAAGGTTATTGTCCTCTGTGTGCAGGGTAATGTTCCTGCCAGATGGAATTACATAAATCCTAACTGCTAACCTATCTGTCAATGCCAGAGCAGTTGTAGGCACTCCAAGTGAGGTGAAGTAGGCATCTACTGTTGTGCCATTAGTAATACCTTCAGGGTTGGTGCTTCCTGATGCTATTAAGGTAAGTGTTGCTCCATCATACTTGTATAGCTCGGCATAGAACTGAGGGCTACCTCCTCCTGATGATGCATTAAAATAAAACTCAAGGTTAAAATTGCCTCCTGGGATTGATAAGATGTTAGGGTCTCCTGCATCTGTAATAAATGAGGCTACATAACCATTGCCTGATGCACTTGTTCTGGTAAAATTAGTTCCTGCTCCGAACACAGGGTTCTTACTCATCTGGTAATAAGTGTCTCCACTTATTGTCAATTGAGTAATTGAGCCATTGAGGTAGTAGCTTACTGAGCTACCTCCTCCTGTAACATCTGGGAAATTAGCAAGTGTGCCATCACCCCTTACATACTGACTTGCTAAGCCTGCTCCTGTGACTGCTAATGTGCCGGATGTGGTGATAGGGTTACCACTTACGGCAAAGGCAGAAGGCATTGTAAGGTCTACTGAAGTGACAGTACCAGAGCCTCCTCCTCCTGACCCATTGGCAGCAGCAGTTACCCTGCCATAGGCATCTACTGTTATGTCTGCACTTGTAAAGCTTCCTGATGGATCAGGACTAACAGTATTAAGGCTAATGTCTGGGGCATTACCTCCGGTTGAGCTGAGTGGAGCAGAGGCAGTCACAGCAGTGACAGTGCCTACCGGAAGACCAGTGCCAGGAAAGTAGCCTACTACTCTCCAGCTACCAGAGCCTTCACTTATCAACATCATGCAGTCTCCTGCTGTGGTAGTGATATTGGCAGCTCCCGGAATAATCAGTGTAGTGGAATTGTAAGTAACTACTACTGCATCCTCAAAGTATAGAATAAACCTAGACCCGGCTGGCAATGTGCCAAAGCTTGTGATTGCAGTAGTGCCTGAGACATGCACAAAGTTACCTGTGGCTAGACTCAGATTGACTGTTGCTGCTGCTGCAAGAGTGCTTCCCTTGCACTCATAGAATGCATTTTCAAAGGTGCTGACATCCTTCTGAGTTACAAAGCTGTCAATGCCATCACTAATCCAGTCTCTCAGGTCTAAGGGAGAAATGAGTTGGCTGGTATTATCCGGGAAGTTAAGACTGCTTGTTGCGCTTAGTGCGCTTCTGGTGACATTAGCCATTATGTATCGTATCCGTCATCAAATCCTGCATCAAATGCGCCTCCAGCTAAAGCATCTTGCGCTGACATGAGCAGAGTGAACTTAGTAGTACCACCGGAGGCATCTTCCGGTTGATTCGTAGCCTCAGTAATGAAGCCTTGAATATCTAAACTGCCGGAGGTGAGCCTTACCTTCTTGTACTGCTCATCCTGGCTCAAAGTTAAGAAATCGCAGAGACTTTGAGGATAACTAAACTCTATGCCTATTGGCTTAAAAAGGTAGTACTGGTATTCAGTTTGAAGTAAAGCACTATAAATGTCAGTGTTCTCCTCAAGCAGATAGCCAGAGGGATATTGCACACAAGGTTCGGTGCTGTCCTCAATTGCACTAGAATATCCTGTCTGGTATTGCCCCACCTGATAGCGCATAATTGGGTTAGCAAGTCCGTAAGTATTCATTCCTAAGACCTTCCACCATCTGCCTGCTATTCTTGCAGGTGTGTGGTAGATGTTGTAGAGCGCAGATAATGGACTATTGCTAGTCAATATTCTATTTGATGATACTGATACAGTACCTATTGCGAATGTCTTACTACCAGTTTCATCAGGAATAGCATACTCGGTAAGTTCAACAGGATTGACCGTAATTTCATTTCGATTAATCCAGATTATAAATGTCTCATAGTCATTAGGCCGGTCAGAGGTCGCACCTCCAAATGTTATCCCTGATAACCTTCTGCTAAACTCAATAGCATAACCCTCCCCAATAATTCCAGACATCATATCAAGTTTTGCAGAGGATGCCTCATTCATTGCTCGGTTACCTACAAAATAGTTCCGGTCTGTGTGAATAGCATAGACACCTGAAAGCTGTATGTTCTTCCACTTGTCAGTAAATCCTAGGGTAATGTTGTTTTTTATTAGATCAACCTTAGCTACCTGATTAACCTCCCCGACATTGGTAAAGGTTTGGCTGATTTGGTTCTGGTAAAAGTATTCCCTTGGCTCAACCCTGATTTTCCATTCTGTTCCTGTCCATTCAAATGCCCAACCTAGGCAGAATATTTTATCAAGGTCTTCAAATACTTGCTTCCAAGTTGTCTTGAGAGAGCCTAGGTTATCTTGTCCATCTGCCCCTCTAATATGCAGGCCATTTGTTAAAACATTGTTCCAGTAGCAACCATCACCTGACTCACTGAATGCATCTGATAGTAGCTTATTATTGCTACCAGTCATTACATAAATTGACCTTTTTAGCCAATCCTCAATGGTTAGTACATTGGCAGTGCTTGCCCATTCTCCCTTGCTTATTTCAATTAAAGATAATTTTACATTATCAATGGTCACATCTGAAGTGTATGGATTCCCAGTATAGCTGGCATAAACTAATAAAGTAAGCTTTATGCCTGGGTTTACGCATAATGACCAATTATTAAAGGTAACCGCATAATTTTGCGTTCCTGGGTTTTGAGTTGTGTTTATAATGTAGCTTGGAGTGCCTGGAGTTGTTCCATTAACATCAATAAAAAACACCTTCACATCTACGGAATTACTCGGATGATTGTTATCAATAGTTAAATCAAAACTTCCAGTAGCCTCAAGACATCTTAATCCTGCCCCGTTATTTTGAAAAAAACAACTTTGCCCATAAGTAGCAGGTGTTATATATACTAAATTAGTATCAACTGTTGAACCATATGTTTCCTTAAAATCGCTCTGTTGCCAATATAGTGGAACTACAACATCCTGCGTAGAAGTTTGAGCGTGTACTGTTGCTTGAAAGTTTTTTGCATTGGCAGACAAGTAAAGCTCTTGCTTGTGAAGCCTAACCTCTCTCTGAGTAAGTGCAGAAATGGTATTGCCATCTAAGTCCTTTGTGCTGGTTAGGTCAATTTCTACATCTTGCCTGGCCTTGAAATTTTCACGGAAGTTGTCATCAATTATGCCAACCGTTATCTCCCAGGAATCAGTGTCACAAACATTATGCTCCTGATAAATTGCCATGTTTAGAAAGCCATCGAACTGATAAGGCGCACCATTGTAGCCTACATCAGATATAATGCTTATGGCTATCTCCGCATTGATAAACTGCGTGTCATAGTATGACTTAATGAGCTTTGCGCCCTTGTTGTAGAACTTTAGTTCGGTGCTGAATGGCTGGTCTATGCCGTGAGACTCCATTCTGATAGCTGTGAACTCAATAGCATCCCAGCCAATAGGCTCTTCAACCTCAATATTATTCAGATAAAACTTCCAGCCTGCCATAGCACAAAGGTAAAAGAAAAAGGCCCAGCATAACTGAGCCTCTTTACCGACTAATCTAAACCAATAGTTGTCATGAATTACTCCTAAACCTATTGTTGAGGATTTTAGTTGTCCTTCTTGGTGTCCTGATGAACTTCTCAAAGCCTCGCTCATCCATGCTGACCTGAGTGATAGGCATGTTCTTAATCAGGCTGCCCAATTCTCTTAGCTCTCCAATCATTGGATTGGCTGATGATGCTCCTGATGACATACTGCTTGCCAGGAATCGCTCCTCTCTGGTCAGTTGATGGTGTGGGATAACTTGTGATCCTTTAGGAAGTTCAACAAGTGATGCTTTGTTTGGAGTGAAGTAAACCTTGCCTGACTGAGTGACAACCTTCTCAACCCCTCGCTCACCTACTATTGCCTGACCACCTTCAAAAGGTTTGCCCTTTGTACCCTCTGCAAACTCAGGAGTAGGTTGAGCCAAGATGAAACCAATTTGAGCTGCCTGGTTAAATAAGGCAAGCGCAGCAAGTGGTGCTGAAATAGGATTACTTGCCCACTTAGCTATCATTGATGCAGTTTCAAACACTACTCTGGCAATTGCTGCTGCTCTCTCAGCATTGAATGCTTTGATTTTTAGCTCTCTTTCTTTGGCTGCTTTGCGCTGATTAATTTCATCAATCTTTTGCTGATTGCCATCTGCCATCCTGATTTCCTCCTCAGACCTTTTATTCAATGCTGAAATCTCCCGGTCAATGTTGGCAGTGTACAGATTGGTAAAGCCATCAGTTAGAGTGAATGCCAACTCAAATGAAGCCTGAATAATAGCCTGCTTTTTAGCCTCTGCGTCTTTTGTAGCCTTAACCTCGGCATCCAGATTATCTTTTATTTTCTGAAGCTTGGCATCAAAATACTTTTGATCATCCTTAGCAGTTTTATCCCTTATGCCTCCGGTAATGTCTGCTACTTGTTTAGTTGCTAGTAGCTCATCCTTGGCTGCATCCTCAAATGCTTTAGTCCTCTCCTTGGCTGTAAGTTGAGCAACCTTAACCTCATCCTTTGAAATGCCTATATTCTTAGCACTATATTCCTTCTTGAGACTATAAACACCCTCCGCATAGTTCCTCTCAGCTCCTAGCTCGCCAAGTTTTGATCCTCTGATTTTAGCCATTAGTACAAGCTGTTGCTTTTCAAGATCAAGCAACTTCATTCTGGCATCATATTCAGCTTTAAGTTGCTTCTCTGTAATTACAGAAGCCTCTGAACTAGCTTTCTTGCGCTTTTCAATCTCATCAATTGCTGCCTGATTCTGAGCAATCAATGCCTTTTCAAGCTTCTGACTTTGGTCATACTCAGCTTTAGCAGCTTCCATTGCCTGCCTTTGCCGGATGGTGAATCCACTTCCTTTCTCATCCATCTGCTGACTTTGAGCAAGAGCATAGGCTAGCTTCTGCTTTTCATACTCAGCCTTTAGTCTTGTTGTTTCAGATTTAACTGTTACAATTCTTTTCTCAGAATTAGATGCAATGTTCTTAAGTGCCTGGTCTGATGTCTTGACAAAGAACTCGGAATAGGCATTATATTGATTGCCCTCAAATTCTTTTAGTTGCTGTTGCTCTCCCTTAAATAAAATATTTAGGGATTTTAAGAAGTCTGCTGTTAATGTTAAGGTTTTAGAATAAACTGGCCCAAGGCTATTACCTATGGTGTTGAGCAATGAATCCCAGGCATCACCAAGATTGCTGGTTTGGCCTTCAAGTGTCTGCGAGATGGCAGCCATTGATCCACTCACACCCTGCAAATCACCAAGGGAGGTAATGTATTCTCTTATCGCATCATTAGTAAACTTAGTCTGTGTCTGAACACCCTTAAAAGTGAATGTCACATTATCTCCGGCCTTACTTGCCCGGATGCCGAACTCTTTAAGCCTCTCAAATTCTCCGGTCTGGGCATCTATGATAGCCTCAGTAAGTTGGTCAAATGACTTACCGGTTGAGCTTGCGAGGTCACCAAGCTTACGAAGTTGTGCATTTGTAGGTGTAAATCCTTGATTGGCTAACTTTACAAAGGACTGAGTAAGTTCCTGAACACTGAAAGGAGTTTGTGAGGCAAACTCCTGTATCCTGGTCATAGCTCCTAAAGCAGCACTTTCACTGCCAAGTGTATTTTTTAGAACAGCAGCTAACTTCTGAAACTCAGCAGTAACAGCTATGACTTGCTTTCCAAAGTCAATGATTTTGTCTGCTGCAAATATCCCGGCTATGGCTGGCCCAAGTTTAGAAGCAACCTGGCCCATGCCACCTAATGCATCACCACTACTTTTGCCAGCCTTAGTTGCTTTATCCCCTACATCTTCAAATTGTTTTTTAAGCTTGCCTAATTCAGCAATCAGTTGCCTCTCCTCTGAGGTTAATTT